GATCTGGGACGGGTGATCATACCCTGCGATACAAAGCAGGCTGTGGTCGAAAAATGGTCCGATCCAGATTTTAAGATTACGAAAGAAGAATGGAGAATAGAACACACAACAAAACAAATAGGACTTAGACTAGATCAATATATAGATTTTGATATTGATAATCCTGTTGTTAAAAGATTTACAAACGATCACATTAAATCATGTGGTGCAGTTTTTGGTAGAAGAAATAATCCATCAAGTCATTATCTTTGGTCTGGTACATCAGACTATAAAAAATTTGCATTACCAAAAGAATTAGAAAGTTATTACAAAGACTACGGTCATGGCGCAACATTGTGCGAAATAAGACACGGTGCAAATAAGTATACATTAGTTCCAGAAACAAAATATCATACAACAAATGAAGTTGTTGAATGGGTTAAGTATGAAGGTATTGATGAGTACCCAGGTAATATTAAAGTTGATCTTGGTAAGATAGCTCTTGCTGCAGCTTTGTGTATTACATACGCAGGCTCAGGGCAAAGAGATGATTATTGCACTGCTATTGCAGGTGTACTACTTAAACATACAGAATGGAATACAGAGGATATAGACGATTATATTTATAAGATTGCTTTTGCAGCTAAAGACGAAGAAAGTCACAAAAGAAAAAGTAAAGGCACATCACATAAAAAAGCAAACAGAAAATTTGGTATGCCTAAACTTGCAGAAATTATTGGTTGTTCTACAAAAACAATTGCAACAATATTTAGTTGGATTGGTGTGCAAGAAGCAACAAGTGAGGAAGCAAAACAATCTATTGGACAGATTATAGAATATGGAAGTGACAGATATTTTGTAAAAATAAATGCAGTTGTACAAGGAGAACCGGTAGAAAAAACAATTACAGTTGATGGTCCTACACTTAGAAATAAAAAATTATTTTACGATGCGGTAATTAGTAAAGCATCAGTGTGGATTCCAGAAATGAAACCTTCTGACTTTGAAGAAATTATGCGTAGAAAGTATGAAGCAAGAGAAAAGTCAAAAGATTATGTTGAAGATGCAGAAGAAGATTTAAGATTTGTAAAACATTTTAAAAATTATATTTCAGAAGAGAAAGCATACACAAGTAAAAAAGAATTAGCATATTTTGGTATGCCTTACTACAATATAGAAAAAAATATCTTAGAATTTAATTTAGATAAGTTTGAAGATTATTTACATAGACAGAAAGTAAATCTGCCTAGAGTAGATTTAGTTATTAAGTGTCAAAAAATATTAAAAGCTAAAAAGAACCACGGTAAATTTGGAACCAAGTCTTGTGTTTCATGGCGAATGTTGAATCAAGAAGTAGATAAGGACGATCTTATAATAGAGGGTGAGTATCAGGAGGTGACAAATGAAACAACCTAAGTTTATATCAGGACCACCAGGAACAAGAAAAACTAGTAAATGGATTGTAGATAAATACAAAGAATTATTAATAAAATATTCTTATAACAATATAATAATATTATCACATACAAACATTGCAGCTAACGAAATAAGAAATGAAATATTAAAACTACCAGAGATGCAAGGTGTAACAAAAAAAGCTATGAAGTATAACATCTGCACGATACATTCTTATTGCAAAAGCAGGTTGGTTGGCCGTAAAGAGGTATTTGATTATGCAGATCACATGAATCTAACAACGATAGATTCTTTATTTAAATTACAGAGAGTAACAGAATCAGAGTTTAATGCTGATAAACATAAATTTTATAGATACCTGGCTGATGCATATGGCAGAGGTAGCACGTTAAAAGAACATTGGAAGACATGTGATAAACAGATTTACAAACCATACAATTTAAACTCTATAGAACAAATGGTATTTCCGTATTTTGAGTACAAGAAAGACAATCACGTTTGTGACTACGCAGATATGATACAAGAATTTATCGACAAGGCTGTTGAGCCGGACATTGATGCTTTAATAGTTGACGAGGCACAAGATAGTAATGTGCCACAGAGAGAAGCTCTAGATAAGATGGCAACAAAAGCAAAAGAATATTATTTTGTTGGTGACGCTGATCAAACCATATTTGAATTTGCAGGATCAGATGCAGATTATTATCACAGACTTTCAAAAGATGCAGAAGAATTAAAACAAGGATGGCGATGCGGACAAACAATAACTAATTTATGTAAAAGAATTATCAGACCTATATGGGAAAACTATGGGTATGAAAGAACCTGGAAACCAACAGATGTGATAGGCAATCATTATCATCTACCTAGTCTAAATAAAAGATGTAGTGCTATGGAAACTTTGTTAGATAAAATAAATAATAGTAACGAGACTTTTTTATTTACTTATCGCGGCACGCCGTCAGATTCATGGGTCAAAAAATTTTTTAAACAACAGGGTATAGAGTTTGCACATGTAGGGAACACGGCCCACGTATCAAAGAAAGAATTAAAATGCCACAAACTATGGCCAGATTTTTGTAAAGGCACACCAATGCCATTGAAACAAATAAAAGATTTCTGGCAATACATGGGCAGCAAAGTAATAGTTCACGGTAGGGGTGAGGAAAGTTTTGATGAATGGGTAGATAGAGAATACACTATAGACTATCTTATATATCACAAGTATTTAAAAGAGAACGCAGGAAAAGAAAGAGACTTTGCATTAATAAGAAAGAAGACAGATCCTGATAGATTAATCTACATTAGAAAAATTCTAAACAAAGGATACGACGATGGAGAGGTGAGAGTAAAATACGCAAACATACATACCGTAAAAGGTCTAACGTTTGATAATGTTGTTGTGGATCTGACAGCAACAAGACAAGAAGATTATTTTACACAACTCAGATTAAAATATGTTGCATACAGTCGAGGCAAATTTGATTGTTGGACTATTGCATCACAAGGTAAATATACGTTAGGAGTAAGATGAAAAAGAAAAGCGTTTGGGATAAACAACATGGCGGATCTCACTATCAAAAATTTAAAATACAGCCAAGCAAGTTTGTAGTTGAGAATGAGTTGCTGTTTCCAGAAGGATGTGCTATAAAATATATCTGTCGTCATCGACTGAAAGGAAAGAAACAAGATATATTAAAAGCAATACATTTTTTAGAAATGATTATAGAGAGGGATTATAATGTGTAATACACCAGAGGATTTAGATCTTACAGGTATAGATACGGTTGCAGTTGATATAGAAACCTATGATCCTAATCTTAAAACAAAAGGTTTGGGTGCCATAAGAAACGATGGTTTTATATGTGGTATTGCTGTTGCAACAGGAAAAGATACAGCATACTTTCCTTTGGCTCACTCTGATACGACTATAGATATAGAAAGAATAGATAAAATATGGGAAATCTTAAATAATAAAATATTTCAAAATGAAGACATTACAAAAATATTTCACAATGCAATGTACGATGTGTGTTGGATTAGAGCTGTAACAGGTAAAAAAATGAAAGGTCGTATTGTAGATACGATGATAGCAGCATCTGTAATTGATGAGAATAGATTTAAGTATTCACTCGATGCATTATCAAAAGATTATCTTAACGAAGAAAAATATAAATACGATTTGCAACAAAAAACATTAGAATGGTCAGGGGGTACAGTTAAGGATCCAATGACTAACATGCATAAGTTACCCTCATCAATTGTTAAAGAATATGCAAAGCAAGATGTTAATCTAACTTATAAATTATGGAATTTATTTAATAAAAAAATTGACGAAGTATTATACACGAAAGATGACGGAGAGCAAAAAACTTGTAGACAAATATTTGAATTAGAAACAAAATTATTTTTATGTTTAGTTGACATGAAATTTAAAGGCGTTAAAATAGATGTCGAAAAAGCTATCCTATTTGGCAACCATCTTAAAAAACGTAGAGATCAAATCGTAAGAGCAATACAAAATAAAACTGGAATCAAAGTAGATATTTGGGCAGCTTCATCTATAAAAAATTTATTACAACACCAAAATATAACTGATTACAAAGTTACTCCTAAATCTAAGATGCCACAATTACCAAAAGATTATTTAAAAACACATAAGAATAAATGTTTACGTATGATTGCAAAAGCAAGAGAATACGACAAAGCAGTTAACACATTCATTGAGGGTCTTTTAGGCTATGTGCATAAAGACAGAATACATGCAGATATAAATCAAATTAGATCGGACGCAGGCGGTACAGTTACAGGAAGATTCTCAATGTCTAATCCTAACTTACAACAGATACCATCGAAAGGTTATATAGGTAGTAAGATGAGAGAACTTTTTATACCAGAGGATGGTTATAAATGGGGTAGTTTTGATTACTCACAGCAAGAACCACGTATTGTTGTGCACTATGCAATTAAACTGGGTCTACCAGGCACGGAGAGCCTTCAAAATGAATTTGACAAGGATGATGCTGATTTCCATCAAATAGTTGCTGACATGGCTAATATCTCCAGGAAACAGGCAAAAACAATTAACCTAGGTCTTTTCTATGGTATGGGTAAGATAAAATTACAAAGAGAGTTAGGCCTTGACCAAAGACAAGCCAAAGAATTATTTAATGAATATCATAATAGAGTACCTTTTGTTAGACAATTATCACAAGAATTAATAGCATTCTCAAAAGAGAATAAATTATTATTTACATTACACGATAGATTCTGCAGGTTTAATAAATGGGAGACAACAAACAAAGAATGGAATCCTGAAATAAATAGATTTAATGAAGTACCATTATATACAAAAGAACAGGCTATGGAAGCTTTCAAAGCGGAGATGTTAGATAAATATAAACAGAATAAGATAGATCCAAACTACATGGACTATTTTGAAAGATACTATACACCGGCGTTCACTTACAAAGCTTTGAATAGATTAATACAAGGGTCTGCTGCAGATATGACAAAGAAGGCCATGGTAGATCTTTATGAAAAAGGTATAATACCTCACATACAAATTCACGATGAA